TATTTTGTGTTACTATATAGGCGTCGGCATCTTGGTTACCACCGCTAGGTAAGCTGGCTACAGTAGCCACAGTGCCCTTAATGCTAATACCCTGACCTGCAATACCTTGAGCACCTGTTGGCCCTGTTGGACCGGGTACGGTACTAGTTGGCCCAGTTGGGCCTAACATGCCGCCGGCAATAACTTTAAGTTGCGTATTATCTACTACAATAGTACTAGTATTAGTTTGTACAATACTCATCGTATCACATCCTTTACTACAATTATATTACCGGTAATAAAAGGAGTAACAACACCACTAGTATCTGTTAATTCCATGCCATATACGGCGCTGGTAAAATTAAACTGCTCTGTTTGTTGAGCAGTTATGGTTAGTGTTATTGTACTATTTGCAGTGTCTAGTACAATACCACCACCAGCATTACTATTTAATGCTAAAATAATTGTATCACTATTTACATTAGCTCTAATTTGCATTCTAGCTGTATAATACTGTAGCGGATATGGGGCATAGTACTCAATAGTACCGCCACTAGTATAGTTACTATATCCAGTACTATTAATACTATTAACAGTTAGTGTACTAGCGGTAACATCATTAACAAAGTGATAGTCATCATCGCCAGTACTATTAATTTCTTTCATGCCAACAACATTGGTAACCTTAATGCGCCAGCCTGGTGGTATGCTGTGTGCAGCACTAGTAGTTATTATGCAAGGCCCACTTTTACTTATAGCTTGAATATTAGCATAATATTTTGTATCAGTTTCCCAGCGATATACTTGCCTAAAAGTAGTACCTTGAAATATTTTAAAATTAACTTTTGCAGGAGCCATACTACACCTTGACCTTTCTTATTGCAGCTAATTTTTTAAAACTATTTAGTTCTAGGGTTAGTGCAGCTACATCCTGCTGTAATTTGTTATTTTCAATACTAAATTTAACTAGTTGATTGTTAAGCTCAACAATCTCATTTTGCAGCTTGGTTAATTCTTCGGTAAGCTTGGCATTTTGTGTACCCATACGCTCCAACTCCTCGTGCATCATTTTAATTACACTAGTTTCTGCGTCAGTACTGCGCCACTCTTTTACTAGTTTTTGTATGCCCACTCCTAGGGCGATAATAGCCATTCCTGCCACGCTAATTGTTTGTACCAGGCTGTGATTTTCTACAACGTCCATTACGCCTCCTCTACGTTAGCAGCGGTTAACATACACATTTAATTGTAGCTAGTCTGCCAACTGATTGTATTGGCACTGCCGTTGTCAAGTAAAAATATTTAAACCTTTTTATAACACTTGTATATTATAGCACAAGGGCAAGAGGTTGTCAACTATAAAAAATGCCCTGCCTAATCAATATTAAGCAGGGCATTGAGCGGAACTTTTTCAGTTCTTTATAGACCCTTTTGTGGTATCCAAGTTGGTTTGGTTAGCCCGGTCGCCAAGTGGGGGTAGTTTTGTCGATCTAAAATTTTCAGTTATTTAATCTTGCTTCTAATGTTGCGACTTTTTGCTGCAGTTGTTCTACGGCTAGTACAAGATCATATACAGCTTTATTGTGCAGTGCTACTAGTTTGCCGTCGTCATAGGTTTGTATTTTAAAGTCATATTGCGTAAGTTTAGGGTCGTTGGCTAAAATAGGTGCTTCAATCATACCACCAGGTATAGCAGCACCTACTTGCTGTGCTGTATAGCCCCAGGTAGGTTGGTCATATGGATCATCCTTCCAGTCATAGATAATTGGTGGGCCAAGTGTTTTAATAGCACTAAAACTATCACTAATAGGTATTATGCCTAGTACGTTTTTAAGCCGTTCGTCTGAGCTATAAGCTGTCCAACTGCTAGAGCCTTGATTCCAAAATACACCTCGCCAGTCTGTGTATGCACGACCGTCTGTGGTAGCCTGATAAAATACAATATTAGTACCATCACTGCCAGCTATACTGTTTTTAGCGCTTTGTGGATAAGTAAAGTAACTGCTGCTACTACTTTGCTGTAGCTGTACAGTATTAGTGCCAGTACCTGCCGGCCCTGTAGGACCTACAGGGCCTTGCAAACCTTGAGCACCTGTATTACCCTGCGGTCCTTGTGGGCCGGTAGCACCTGCGGCACCTGTACTACCCGTATTGCCCTGTGGTCCTTGTGGACCTGTGGCACCTTGAGGACCTTGAGCACCTTGAATCCCTTGTGCTCCTTGAGTACCCTGTGGCCCTGCTGGACCCGTAGGTCCCTGTGGCCCGCTGGCTGTGCCCCAGGTACCATCGCTGCGTAAAAATGAACCTGTGCCGCCTGGTGGAGGTGGTATTACATATCCACCCCAACCAAGATTTCTAAAGGTATAATCTCCACCACTAGTAGTTCCTAGATCGGTTACGGCTGTACTGCGTAATTGCAGCGGTCTAATAGCATTACTAGTTACTACTAAACCACCACTAGTAATTTCTCTGCCAACAATAACTGCCATAGAACCGTTATCGTAGTCTAAGATCTTTTTACTAACTCCAGCGTTAATGCCATAGTAACCACCACTTGCTGCAGGATTTACTAGTTGCGGACTATCGGTCCAAGTACCATTACCAATTAATACCTGTGTAGCAGTACCGCCAGCAGGTAATCCTGAAACAGTGCTCCAAGTACCATCAGCCCGTAAATATGTTGTAGAATTATTAGGTGGCGCACTAATAGTTACATTGCCCCATCTAAACGTACCGGTAACTAAGTGTATAGCGTAACCATTATTAGGATCAGCTAATCTAACTTCTGCAACATTTCCATTACTGCCAGTGTAAGCTGCTGTAAATAATCCACCTACACACCAACCAGCCGCAGACCAGTATCCTAAATGACCAGTGCCTACATGTATTAAGCTAGGTGTTTCAGTAGTATAATTTACTTGACTGCCATAAACTGCCGAAGATTCAGCTGCACTAGTGCCACTTTTATAATAACTACATAGTTCCGCTACACTGCTAAAATCAGTTTGTTGAGCTTTTATAGCTGTGCCAAATGTTGAACCACTAGGTACAGATGCGTTATCGTAGTTTGTAAGAAAAACTGCTTGACCAACACCATAGGTAAAGATACCATCAGTAATTGGTCTAGCATTTACAATTACTGTTGGTTCTGTGTTATTTCCTGTGCCGCCTAAGGATATTAACTCGCTATTACTACTACTAAGAGCTTTTAGTCTATTACTGTTTGATAAATTTATTTCAATGCGTTGACTACCGCTTGTACCGGTTACTAAGCTACCACGTAAGTACGCGCTAGTAGCAAATAGTTCGCCAGTGCTACGTCTAAAATAGTAGCCTGTAGTGCCAAAATCTGCGCTAGTTGGTGGATTAGGCCCGTTATAGTTATCGCTGCGTATATCTTGAAATATGCTGGCTGCTACTGGTACGCTCCAGGTAGTAGTATTTGCAGGTATACCTTCTAAGGCAGTAGTATTAGGATTATATCTGCCAAAGCTATACCACAATACCTGTCCTACTGTTACTGCACTAGCTGTTAGGCTATAGTCAGTGGGAGCAGTAGCACCACTAGTATTACTAGGTGCTGTGGTTAATGCACTATCACTTTGACTGCGAACTCTATAGGCTGTTATACTGCGAATACCTTCTAGACCGGTTGTACCGGCACTGCCTGGATTTCCTTGTGGACCTGTTGGGCCTGTGGCTCCTGGTGAACCATTGGTACCATTAGTGCCAGCCCGACTTTTACTAAGTGAAAAGTCTTTTGTTAGCGTAGGATAACCAGTTCTAGTAGCTGTAATAGTACTAGTTGCACTATCTGTACCACTAGCTAAGGTATTAACAGTTAGTGTTATATTACTAGTACCTGTACCAGTTAGTGTAGTAGTTAAACCGGTGCTATCACTTTTAGTAATAGTCCATAAACTAGTTTCATTGGTAATACCACGAAATATTGCAGCATAAGTAAGTGCACCAGTATAACTAGTAACATTACCGCTGCTATCTGCTGGTACAGTATGTGACTCATTGGTTAGCAAAAATGTTAGCGCATCACTGCCGTTATCACCACGCCAAATAGTTACTGTATCACTTATTGATCCTAGTGTAGCAACTACTTTAACATATCTAACAGTAGTTGCGCCTAAGCTATTAAAATTAGCTGCTGTAAGTGTTCTACTATCACCAGTACCTGTTAGTGTAACACTACCCAGGCTAGCGTTGCTACTGTTATAAGCTGTGGCTGTAAAAGTTACTGTTCCCGCAAGATTTTGTTTATTTGCAGTAAATAATATGCTGGCCGGATAGTTTGCTACAGTAGCTAAATTATTATCAAAGATAAATGCCCAGTCTGTGGGATCTAGTGTTAGTAATGCTACAGCACTTTCTGTAACAGCACTGGACTGTGAAGATATAGTATAACTATCCGGATCTATTTTGCTAATATAGGCATATTTTACATAGTAGGTAGTATTAGCTAATAGGTCTGTTAGTGTAAGTTTACTTTGAAAAGCCGCATCATATTTTAGTGTACCAGCATCTGGTGTAAATCCACTTGTAGTGCTTGCCCACACTTTTAGGTTAACTAGGTCATCTCGTTCTACCACCTCCTCTACCTGTGTAGATAGAGGAGTGTTAGTATCATCATCAATATATATCTTACCTGTGGGAACTGTAAAATATAAGTCTAAAGATTTTGGACCTGGTGTAATTGTTAATGCCATGTATTATCCTTACTGTATGGTCTGAATCTTTATACTGCCTATAGCACTAGTAGTACTATAAACATCTGTATTATCCAGTGCTCTACAAGCTATTCTATAGTTAACTCCACTACTACTTATTCTACCCGTATCTCTAGGTAAGTTTAATAAGTTAAATACTGCTTGCGTTCTGCTTTGTACTTCTAGCATATTTGTACTATCCCAGGCAGTTGTCCAAAAATCAGCACTACCACTACTAGCTGTTCTATACAGTCTAAATACATAGGTTTTGTGTGTGGCAGGTTCTGTGCCTGTAATTACAGGTTTAACTATAACATTAGTACCTTGCAATGTAATAGCCACATCAGTAACAGCAAACGGATTATCACTTTTACCATCTACGTAAAAGCTTGTTTCACTGCTCCAAGGACCAAATACACTAGCAGTACTATTTGCATATCTTGCACGTGTTTTATAGGTATAACCAGTTTTAAGTCCTACAACTGTTAAGCTGCCAGTGTCTTTATTAACCAAATAAGTATTTTGTGGATCTAAGTCGTTAAATACGCTATTTGATTCAATTACCTGCAGTTGAACATGTGTTGTATTAGCTGTTAATTCTGTAGGATTACTAAAACTAATAATAGTTGTATTAGCATAGTTGCCATTTGATATTTCAGTGCTGTAGTAAGTATTACTTGTAGCACCTGTTATGGTTGGAAATTTAACTATAGTATTTTTTACAATGTCTGTGTTTTGTAGTGTAATATTAGAGTTAAAGTGTACATACTCGTTATCTAGGTCTTTGGTATAAATATCAGGACTATAATCTGTTAGTGTTAGCCTAGCACCCGCATTTGAAGTTGGTTCAACGCCGAGTACTATTAGGTCTTGGCTTACGCTATTATTTTCGCCTATCATTACTAAGTTATCTGTTTCTACACCAGTAAAGCTAGTTGTAGTAGTAATAGCTGTATAGTAGTTACTAGTACCTACGCTTTGAATAGCTCGTGTAACAGAGCCAGATCCCTCAGTAGTTGTAAGACCATTAGTTCTAATAGTAATGCTATATGACTTGGTACTATCTAATAATACTGGTTCTGTAAGTGTTATAGTATTTCCAGCAATGCTTTTAATTCTAGCAGAACCAACTCCCCAGCGCGGAACATCATGTGTTACTTTTACAAGATCACCGCGAGTACATACCAGGTACTCAAAGTCACTGTTTAGTGAGTAAGTTTCTGGACGTAGTTTTAACTGTGCTAGATGCCAGCTTGCAAAATATCTAATCTGATCTGGATTAGTTACACCTGGCAGTGTTAACTGCTCAAATATTTCTGCACCTTTAACAGCTCTGCCACTGCTACCTTGTGTAGTAAAAGCCTGGCCAGTACCACTACCCGCTGCAGCAGCTACAAGTGTATCTCCTACCACATAAGTTACACCGCTAGTGCCTGCTATAGTATTCCACTGAGCTTGATTAGTAGTGCCTAGTTTAATAATTCTATAAGTTCTGCCTACAACAAAGCTACCGCTGGTAACTATGTAACCATCTGTTTCGCCAAAGCCATAGTTGTAAACAATAATTTCATCTGCTTGATAGGCTTTAGTTTCATTAGCAAAAGCAATTCTAAAGGCATCTGGTATTCTAACCAATGTTTTTGTACTCTCAAAACCCCAGCTGTTGTGTGGCGTAAAGTGCTGTATGGTATGCGATCTAAGCCTGTCAATTACCACGCTCCACTTGCCGTTAACATAAGTAGGGCTTGCCATGCCTGCTGCACATATATCACGCAACAATTCCATTAAATTTTGCGTGCTAGATATAACATTGTTGTACGCTAAGATAGGCTGTTCGTAGTTTGTTTTATACTCTGCTGCTGGATTAGCATTGCAAAAATTATACCAGCTGCTAATAGTAGGCCAGTCTATTTCACTGTCACCAACGCTATAGCTGTTAGCTGTATGCTGCAGTACATGCACAAATAAACTTGCTGGATTATTAGTTGCACCATAGGTATATGTACCATTAGTGTTAATATTTATTTTTGCTATGGTTTGCACTAGTGCATTTACGCCTTGCAGCGTACCATTTACTTTGTTAGTACTTTGCACCTTAATGGCTGTTCTGGCTAGGTTACGTGGTTCTTCTGCAATTATTGCACCACTATTATCACGCAGCTTTCGCTTGGGCAGTGGCTTAAGTGGTGGATTGTCTTTGCTGTCATAGGCACTGACTACTTGCAGTGATACACGTGAGGCTACTCGCCAATCAGCAATTTGCTCAGGATCATCATTGGTAATACGCTTGACGCGTACTGCATAAGTATTTCTAGGTATATTATCTAGTTTGTATACATAGTTAAATGCATCTTTGTAATTTCTACTAATTGTAATAATCTTATAACCACGTGTTGGCAGTACATTTTGCACACCGTCATAAACAAATCTAATTACACAGGCAATACCTGCTGACGACTGTGATGTACTTCCTACTACCTGAGCACTACTAGCAGTAATTCTAATAGTATGTGTGCCAGCACCTAAATAGACTTCTTTAGTAGTAAAGCTTCTAAAGTTTTTGCTTACACTAACTACTGGTGTACTAGTACCAACTGTAACATTATCAATGTATACCTGGCCATAGTCATCAGCTGAAAAATCTATTAGATAGGTGCCATCATAGGGCGCAGTAAATGTAGCCTGCTGATCAAATGTAACACTAGTAGATATATCTGTGGTACCCCAAACTCCATATTGTCGTAAAAAGTTATGCCAAATATCATCACTTCTAGTAACATTGGTTACGTTGGCAAAGTTTGTTCTGCTGTTAAATACTGTTAGCTGTGTTACAGCATTAGCACTACTAAGTGTTATGCTAGTTAAACTGCCCGCACTAACCGTAGCATTATAGCTGGGTAAGAAAACCGTTTCTGCACCACCAGTGCTGTAGTCTTGCTTACTAGTTTGTGCTAGTGTAAAGTTTAGTCCACTTTTAACTAGTGTGGTATAGCCACTAGTATGATCTGTTTGATTGGATATGTTGTTACCACTGTCTAGTGTAAAGCTGTACAGTCGTAAGTAGCCACTAGGAATTTGCGGTTCAAATATAAAATCACGCTGTGTGCCCAGTAGTTGAGTATATGCACTGGTATTTAAGTAGCTTTTATAGCTACTACTAGGATTACTGGCATTAGTATCACTAGCACTACCAGCAAATATTGTTAGGCTATCTGAGTTTGGTCGTAAACAGAGTGTAAAGCGTTGATATGTGGTAGTTGACGTATACTCATCAATAACCCACAGTTGTGGTACATCTACCTGCTCAGTTTTACTGGTACTTAAATTATAGTAATCAATATTACTACTAGCTGTGCTGTCTAAGTTAGGATTTGTTTGTACTTGATTGGCCGGTACAACTTCAATCCCCAGGCTAACATTAAATTTATCTGTTTTGCCGTCTTTGGTATAGATGGCGCGTAAGCCTTCAGGAAAGTTAAAGGCAACGTCAATGCTAGTAGCTGGCTGCGTAAATGTTACTAAGGTCCAGGGATTACCATCATTGGCATTATTTACTAGTTCAACAGGACTAGCTGGCAATTGCTGCACATCGCTAGGATAGTAGCTGTTAAAGGTATCTGCTTGTGTTTGCGTTTCGGTGGTTAGTCCAGGTAATGTATAGGCTACTTCTGTGTTATTATATACTAGTTTGTCGCTGTGCAGTTCACTAAGCGGTGTAGCACCAACGCTAATACTATTTTCATCTACTTGCAGTGGGCCAAATCCCCAGATGATTAATAGGTGTAGCAGGTTAGTGTTAGTTAGTGTTTCTATATATGGTGTAGCACCTAGTACGCCTGTAACACGATTACGGCCTAGTACTACTGGAATTGCACCAAATGGATTTGCTTGGTTTTGACTGCCGGTAAATAGGCTAGCACCAATAGACTGTCCTGGATCTTTTACCTCTGGTGGTCTAATAGGAAATGCTGCGTTGACTAGCACAGTACCAGCAATTTGTATAATAGCGCTGCCAACTGCGGCACTACCGCCAACTGCAGCGCCTACTTTTGCTGCTATTACCGGATCTTGCGAAATAACAAATACTGCAATCATTAGCACTAGTCGCAAACCCTGGCGACCTTCAGCAACTACTCTATAGTTGACATTTTGTCCAGCACCAATAGTTGTAGTATTCCAGCGATCTTGTGGAACTATTACGCCGTCTATGGTTAATAGTAATCGTTTGGCTAATCTAGCGCTTAACTTATACTTGTTAATAATATATTGGGCAAATTCACTGCATGTAGTGCCTGCTAGTGCACCTTCAACTACAGTATTAGACCACTGTAGTGGGTGTGGTTTGCCAGTAGCTAAGATATTATTAGGTTTATACCTGTAGAACCCTAGCAGTCGTTTTGTCCAAGTAAAATTATCTATGCGCTCAATTACACTGTCTAAGCCATCTCTGCTATGTATAAATCGTTGGTCGCCTATGTAAACGCCAATATGTGCTGGTTCGCCTAGGATGTTGAACAGGCATAGGTCGCCTGGATGTGGGCTGGTTACTTGCTGCCAACCGTCCTTATAATAGTCAATAGCAGCTACAACCTTAGGGTCATAGCTGCCAGCGTATAATTCTGAGTAGCTAGGTAGCTCTATACCTAGCTCGTGTTTATAAAACAATCGGGCCAATCCCCAACAGTCTACACCATCTGTGCTTCTACCATTTTCTTTATATGGTAAGCCAATATATTTATTATAATTCATTAGAACAATCCTGGAAAATATAATGGTGTAAAGTTAAAGTTAGGAAAGGGCTCACGACTAAAGCTAATCATTTCCAGCTGTAGTTGTACACTTTCAGCACTGTAAGTAGCATTGGTAATATAAAATTTAGGAAAGCTAGCTTCTACATAGTTGGGATCACTAGCTAGTATTAGCTGTATATTTACTTCTGCTGGTTTTGTTAGATGTTGTCTGATTAAATAAATAGCTTCTTGAGTAACATAGTTAAATACAATAGAGCAGTTGCCTACGCCAGTTTCTTGTTCTGTAGGCAGTGTAATTTGCATAGGTAAAAATACATATCTTTGACTGTTGCTAATAACACCATATATTACTTCGTTGTCAGTTGTATCGCCTGTGATTGTTGCAGTTGTAGCTGTGGCTCCAGTAAGTCGCTGAGTAAATCCATCTGCTAAACGTACGGGATTTGCTAGATCTTCTGGATCTGTAATAGTTACAAGCATAATTAATTGCTCGTCTGTTTCAGACGAAAACATAGCGCGTATAGCGTCTGCGGATAGCGTACTCAGTCTACTCATGGTAATACTTCAAATTGTAAGTTAGTTTGCCAGTATCCTGGCGCACGATACTGCAGGGTAAAGAATTGTCCGTCACCTTGTGGTACCAGTCTACACTCAACACTATTGTTAGTTCTAGGATGTGTAAACGTAAATCGCTTAACTCCTAGTAGATCAGTATTTACAAATGTTTCTAGTGTTTGTGTTTGACTGGTAGTCATTATAAAGCTTAAACTGAGCATGCTAGGTCTACGGCCACGCAATCGCTGCTTGGCCGGTCCTGCATCCATACTAGAACGAACGATATTTACGCCTATAGTTTCTTGAAAGTCTTTTTGTGGACTTTGTGGCAGTGTTACTGGCCATACAGGAATTGGCATATTATCTCCTTGCTACTATTGGTCTAGCACCAAAATTATTTGTTAGTGATTGCTGCATAGCACTGTTTGGTCTAGACATTTCGCCAGCTACCATTTCACCAACTATTACCTCAATACGACGATTTCCACGGCTGTCGGTAGTTTCACGAGTTTCTGCGCTGGCATTGCTGTAGTTGTTGACTACTACTTCTACATTACCTTGACCGCTGCGCATAGGATAAACAGTTGCTGGGCCTGTTACGATTTCGGGTCCTGCTTCGCCTACTACGCCATAGCTGCCTTTTGGTATATTACCACCATCAGCAAAAAATCCGCCAAAGTCTAAATTGCCAAAAAGATTACCTGTGCCAAACCCACCACCAGCAAAACTTTTAAATAAGCCACCAAGCAAACTTCCACCAGCCTGCAGTGCTGTTCGCTGTACTATACTAGCCAATCCTTGGAACCCGCCCTCAAAACCAGTAATCATGCTAGTAGTAAGAGCTTGACTATCTATAGTAAAACTACGTTTAAGATTTTCACTAACTCTTTCAATTGAAGGGGTCACTTCGGCTTCCCAGCGTTCGCCAAACCTTACTCCTTGAGACAGTGTTTTTCCACCAGTTATTTCAAACCTATCTTCTCCAAGCATTTTCTGTTCAGGTATAGTACTTGCAGAGGTAAAAGGTCCCTCAGCTCCACTAACTATAAAAGGTATACGATTAGCTGCTAATAGTTCACTAGTATTTGATGCTGGTATATCTGCCTCAAATTGCCTGCCAGTATAAAAATCTGGACTACTTCTGCTAACTATAGGAGCAGGCTCGCCAGGTTTTCTGCCTAGGCCTGTATAGCTTGATATACCCGGCCCAACTATTGTTACATATAGTGGATCACCTTCAGTGCCCTTAGGCTGCAGCATTGTTTCTGGTGTTTGTTTACCACTGGCTAAGCCAATACGACCTAGTACAGTTTTGGCTAGGCCCATGCCGCCACCTAAACTACTAAGAGTTTGCTGCATAGCAGTTTTAACCTCAAAACGTAATAAGTCCTCTAAAAAGCTGTTTATTAAGTTTTTAAAGTTAAGTTTACCTGTTTTTGTAAACTCTACAACAGCATCAGTCATCCGGTCAAAGCTGCGAACAAATGCATCTGCATAGGCTTCTTCGCGCAGTGAAAATTGATTTTGTGCTTCTAGTAGCTGTCGCTGGCCTTCGGCTGTTAGTTTGTATTGTTTTTCTAGTGCCTGTAGGCGGTCTAGTTCTAGTGAATATGCTTCACTTGCCTTTAATTGTTGCGGAGTAGCAGCCCCCGAATCATCTCCAATTCCACCAGATTTTACAGCGTCTCTGGCTGCTTGTGCTCTGCTTTCTTGTAATTGAAATAGGTTATTTGCTAATTCTCTCTCTATTCGTTGTTCTTGTATGCGCTTGCGTTGATTTCTAATCTGATCATCAGTTAATGTTCTGAATCTGTCAGCTTGACCTAGTAGTTCTTCTTCTAGCTTTAATCTATTTTCAAGTCTTAATGTTTCTAAGTTTCTTAGCTCACGTTGTATTGCTAGTTCTTTATCTAACTTTTGATATTTTATATCTAGTATTGATAGATAGTCTTGATTATTTTGAGTTACTTGTCTTATACCTTCTGCTTGATCAAATAGTTCTAAATTAATTTGTGCTTCTAGCCGAGCCCTGCGTTCTAACTCATTAGCAGCTTCTTGTGCATCTTTTTTAGCAGTATCTCCTTTAGCCGTTGAAACCAGTTCTTTACCGGTTCTAAGCGCAATATCTATTTGCTTTTGACTTTCTTCAGCTAATTTTTTGCGTTGCATTTCTGCCAATTGTAGCAGCATAACAGATTTTGTTCCTATACCATACTCAGTATCGGTAACAACAGAGCTAATACTATTTTCTAGTCCTTTTATAAAAGTATTTAATACTTTTATCTTGTCGTCAGAAGCTAAGGCAATTTCGGCAAGTGCAGTATTAAAATCTTCTATAGAAAGTTTAATGCCCTTTTGCTGTGAGGCTAGTGCTAGCTTTTGTCTACGTTCTACTAGTGCATATAATGCTGGATTATAAACGGCTGCTGCCCTAAGCTCTGTTAGTGTTGCCCCAGAAAATAGTTCCTCTGCTCGTCCGGCTTCGCCTATTCTGCTAGCTAATTTTACTGCACGCGGTATATTTTCTGCAGTTTTAGGAAGATTTTTTAATTCTTCAATGTCCGCTAGTCGCTGAATTTGAATACGTAGTAAATCTTGCGAAGCACTAAGCATTTCTTGACTATTTATTAATTTAAAGTCTAGGTCTATTTGTTCTTTGGCTAGCTTATTGCTTAATTGAATACCTGCTTCAGTACTAACTGGAAATTTACTTAGTATATATTTTTGCTGCTCTACTACAGCCTGTCGCAGCTTTGTATTAAAAGCATCTAAACTTCTGGAAATAGTTGCTCCAATACTTCTCTCAACTAATAGTTGTGTTTCGTTGGCTATTTCTTTTGTCTTTTCTTTTAGATCATCAGCGGCTTTTTTAGCTGTATCTATAATACCCTGAACTTGAATTATTTTATCTTGTAATTGCGGATCTATAGTAATTAAGCCATCTTCGGGAGAAATTTGTTGCGAATCAATAACCATTTGATTTAGTTGGTCTAAGCGCTTTTGTGCATCACTTGCAATGCTTGTTAACTCCTTATATCTAGGTGCTATTTCTTTATAAGCATTTACTTGTTTTGCGATTTCAAGGGCTACACTAGGATCAAAAATTGTTAAATCTATTTTAGATAGCTTATCCAACGCACCTAATTGAGCATTAAAATCTACCTGCTTTAAAGCTTTAGATAATGTATCTGCAAGACTAATACTAGTTCTAAAAAATTGTGCTACTGGGCTAGTATCTTTTAGACTATTATTAAATGCTTGTTGAGCTTTTGTAGCGGCTTCGGTACTAGACTCTAAATCTTTTAAATAAAGCGTACTTTCTTTAAACTTTTCATTAACACTACCCTGATCAACGCCAAGTTGTTGGAGAACTTTAGCATAAGTTTCAGCGTCTAGGCCTTTTAGTGCGTTTGTGAAAGTTTCTGTATTAACTAGTGCCTTATCACCTAGCTTTAGTGTTTTAAAGAATTTTTGGCTAAGCTCGTCTCGCATTGGGCCTTCTGGTACGCTTTTTATAGCTGCTACTAAACTTTTACCAATACTTTTTGAAGTTGATTCTTGCAAATTATCAACAAAAGGTGTTACATCTTTTATTCTATCCCAAATAAAATCCCAATATCCAGCAGCTTCTTGTGCTTCTACAAAACCTTTACTAACATTTTTCAGTGATTGTGTTAGTTCGTCTAAGCTGTTACTATAAGCTATTATAGCATCGCTGCTAATACTGTCTTTATATTTTTCACTGGTATCTTTGGCTGTTTGTGTAGTATCATTTAACATGCCTAAACTTTTGTTTAGTGCTTGTGTTTGTTCACTGTTTTTGCTAAATATACTATCCAGCACCTCGAAAACTGCAACTGCTGCACCAATTACAAAGAAAAATCTGCTAAATGCGCTGGCAGCTATTTCTATGCCGCGAGTTACTGCAACCATTGTTCCCAGTGTAACTGTTTTAAACTTAGACATTCTGCTAAGGTCTTTGTTAGCATTAGTTTCTTTGTACAATTCTTGCACAGCACCACGCACACCCATTGTGTCAACGTTTTCTGATACACGACTGCGTATATCTAGTTCAGCATAGCGTTGACGAGCAGCTCTGGTAAGCTGTTCACGCTGCCAAATAGCACTACCAAACTTAGCCTGCTTGTCCATTTGATCAATGGTTTTATCATAGGCAGTATTAAGCTGGTTTCTAATATTTTTAATCTCTGTGTCAACCCGCAGCATTTCTCTAGCTGCTGCAACTTGATCTTGACGACTTTTTAGTGCGCTAGTTTCATACTTTTCAATGTCCTTGGCTAGCTTAGCACGATCTTTATCACTCAATTCTTTAGCGGTAGTTACTTGCTTAAAGCTGCTACTTTCTAGTGTGCGCTTATCTACCACAGACCTAGTAAGGCTTTGTTGAGCAGCCTTTAATTGCTTTTCTAATTCTGGTATACCAGCCGCTGTAGCAGCTCTGGTATAAAAAACTCCTTGAAAAGCCTCATTTACCTCGCCCATGCGATCTTTGGCAGCTTTTGCAGCGTCCTTTAAACCTGCTTGCCAACTAGTTAGTGCTGGTATAGCTTGCTTGGTAATTTTTATGGCAGCTAGTGCAATTGCTGCACCTATTAAGCCGGTGTTATCCGCTAGTAATTTAGCTATAGGAGTAATAATGCTATTTACTGTACTTAATATACTTTGCGCAACGTCTTTTAGTTGTGCTAGTAGTTTATCATAGGGATTACCAGCTTGCGCTATTTCGCCAAATTTTTGACGCCCTTCTTCTAGCACAGCATTAGCAAATGCTTGACGGCGCTCAAAATCTGTTAGCTGTGCTTCAGTTTTACCTACCTTGCGAGCATATTCTTCAGCAGCTTTACCTGTTTTAGTAAACAAACCTAATTCGTCTAATAGTTCAGGCTCTAGCTTAGTAATACCACGTGTAAGACGACTAACAGCATCACTCATGTCTAAGCCCAATGCTTGACTAGCACCTTTGGCTACCTTGCCTAGTTCAATAAACTGTGCACTAGATAATCCGCTGCTTACTGCCTTAGCAGTTGCTTGCATAGACTCACGAAAACTAATAGCTCCATCCGTTACATCGCTAAATTGCTTGGCTAGGCTACCCATAGAAGTGCCGCTTGCAGCACTTAGCTGCTGCAGGCCTTTAACCATAATATCTGTTTGCATTGCTTCACGCAGTGCGCTAAAGGCAGCACTAACTGCAAATATATTAGCAGCATAGGTAGCGTATAGGCGAACTAATCCACCAAGGCCACGAGCTTGGTCTGCAAAGTCACGAGCACTAGCACCACCTGCTTCAGCTGCTCCACGAGCAGCGTTATACTGTGCAACATCTCCGCCAGCCATGCCGCCATAAGTAGCACGAGCAGCGCGATTACCAGTTTTTGTTCCTGTAAGCAGTTGTTGTGTTCGTTCTACTTGTTTGTTTAACTCTTTGGCATCATTGATACGTTGCTTAAACGTACCGTTATCTATAGCATTGAGTTCTATATTTACTTTATTACCTGCCATATTTACTCCAGGCTTAATAAGATTTGCACAGATTTACACCAATTATACCACAAGGGTAGTTAAATGTCAAACACAAAAATTTTGAGTAATAAAAAAGCCTGCTAAACTAACTAGCAGGCTTTTTCTGTTCTCGGTATTTGCTGATTTGTTGACTGCGTATACCGTCTATGGTTTTTATTAGCATAACAATTAATTTATGTTCACTGTGCTCTATTTCTGTGTACTGCAGTATTTCTGTAAGTCCAATATAGCTTTTGCCTAAATAGGCGCCGCTAAACCCTTCCCACTCGTCACGCAACATACGATAAACTAACATAGCTTGTTGTACCTCTAGTGGCATATCTTCTAGCTCTACAGGCATTTCACTATCGTCCGGCTCAGTACCCATCATAGCACACATATCTAAGTACATGTCTTTGGTAACACCGCCAGCTACTTGATTTTCAAAGTAGTTAGTTAATTGTTGCTGTACAACTTCTAGCTGCTCTTGGAAAAGTTTCCCAGGTCTGTAACCTGTTCGCTAATAAAGCTGTCAAAATCTCCGCTGTTCTTCATTAAGTAAAGAGCGTTTTCACTAGTAAAGCCGAGTTCATCAGCTGGATCTAGGTGACTTATATCAACTGGTGCTAGTTTTTCAAGATAACTAAACTTTAAGCCACTCCAACCTTTTACAGCGTTTTCTACATATAGTTGTAGAAAAAGTTCGTCATTGAGTTCTTCTTGAGCTTGACGATTTTTAAAGGTTGTTTTGGTAGCACGCTTACGAATATTGATTAAGGTTTCTCTACTTAAAAATGCTACGTTAACTACAAAACCTGGCATGCCAGGGTACTCTACTTCAATAGACTTAGAGGGAACTAATAAACTTTTAAGGTTAATATCGGCCATGTGTTGTCAAAGATTTATGGAGCTAGCACCGCTAGCTCCGGTTAGTAAAACTTAAGCGTAGTATTTAACGTTAATTTCGTTAGCTTCTTCAAGATCGAAGTTGCGAACGCCACCAATTGTATCAGTGCCTTGAGCTGTAAAGTTAATAGTTGTACTAATAACTTGCTCGGTAGCAACTGTTGGAATAGTTAATACTACACCAGGCATCTCAATTTCTACACGATCATTGGCAGTGCTGCCGCCAATTACCAGTTTCATGTAAAATCTAGGATCTACTGTTGTGCTGCTGCCAGCTAGTAGGTCTTGTAGCAACTGTATAGTTTGCTTGCGTCCAGTACTTGGATCGCTGGTATCTGCTGCACCAGTAGCACTACCACTGCGTAAGTAAGCTGTAACACTGCCACTAATTGCACGTGTACCAGCAAAGTATGTAACTGGATTGTTAACAATGCCTAGGTTAGCAGGTGTTAAATAGCTAACGTTATTGCTGATTGTTAGGTTACCACCAGTAATTGGTAAGTTGTAGTAGGTAGTTGTTGTAGGAGCTGTTCCTGGGCTACCTAAACCTGCTTGCAGTGTAAATGTGCTAAGCTTGTTGGCAATAAATGCAGCTGTAGTAATCTTTTGTGTAAACGTTGTAGCATTAAAAATACCACTACCAGTAAATGTACCAGCACCAATTGCTGTTGGGCCTGTAACAGGTCTAATTGCTTTAGCTTGACCAGCCCAAGCAATACTAGCAATTGCATCAATACCAAAATCAATGGTTGCTGTGTTTAACACGCAATCATCAATTAAAAAGCATGCAGTGTCCATTACAACAATTAAACCAAAGCGCTGTAGTTGGTGCTTGTTACTGTTTGTAGCTACAACAGTAGCAGGTGTTTCTGGAGTAACTGTACTGTCGCCATTTACCCAAGCTGGATTTGCTCCACCAATTGCATCAACAGCAAACATTGCATTCCACAGTACACTTTCTTCTGCAGTAAGCACTGTATTGTCGTCATAGGGACGAATATAGGTAGTCATGTTAAAGTCAACAGGATCTAACTGTGTGTTAAATGTACGCTGTCCACGCACAGGCACAGCACCTGTTTCATTTAGTGTAACTGTTTCCGATGTAGTATTTTGACTAAAACCAAAACCGTCTAATACTTGAATTTCGCGTGTATTAGTACTGCTAACTACAGCATTACCGCCTGCAGCTAGTGCTCCACCAATAACGCCTAAAGCCGATCCTGTGTCTCCTACAGCAGTAGTAAAGAAAACTCTACTATTACGAAGTAAATTAAAACTCATAATCAATTTCCTTTTGTGGGTGTTCCAGCAACCACGACTAGACTTTTATCTGTGCTAGGTTTTTGTGAACACGGTTGCTTACATGATCTGATAGCGAACCTGTAAGTTAATCTCGCCAACTGCATAGGGAGCTAACAGTCCCTCGTCCGTAGTTATCGAGTCTATTAATATTTCTGTTGTTGTGTAACCATTTGTTGTGTCATAAACAAGTTGACGATTTAGGTCTGTGCAAGTTTCTAGATCAGCCAATAATTGCTCTAGTTGTTCTTGTGCACCGTCTTCACTTTTACAGTATACCTTAACACATACACCTAGCATGCCCCAGGCAAAATCTGCTGGATGATATTCACGCAGTTCAGTACCTGGTGTTATATAAACACTGGGAAAATCATTTATTTCATCCCAGAACTTTAGTTTGGCAAAACACTGATTTTTTAGGTCAATTGTATATGGTGTGCTACCATCTATAGTTTTAAATTTTTCGGCTAGGGCCTGCACTATTTGTGTTCGTTTTGTCATACTAATACGGCCCTTAATCTTGTTACTTTAGCTTGCACTGCCAATTCGCGTATACTTTTGCTGATTAGCAGTTTAGGGTCTCGGCTGCGAGGATATTGCTGCTTACCACCTTGACTAAAAGTTGCATAGGGATTGCGCATATAGCTGTAGTAGGCTGTAATCATGCCCTCACGACTTTGTGTTAGTCGCTGTATATTAACACTTTCTGCAAATCTGCCACTACGCAAGTTCAATATATCACGTCTACTGCCAGTGCCCATGTTTTGTTTTACAGTTTGCACTAAGTTACCGGCTAACAGGTTCTCTAGTGCTAGCATTTGTTTTTCGTTACCAGTTTTTATCGTAGGCTTAGCCTCTGGTCGCTTGGCTGGGCGCTTGAATTTTACAACACCACTAGTAATACCAACTATAGTAGGAACCTTAACTTTTGTAGTAGTACGGGTAGCTTTATTAACACGCTGTGTAAACTTGGTGATAGTTTCGCCGCGTATAGCGCTGATTATAGAGTTAACCATGTAGTCTAGGACGTTAGGACTACCACGTCCAAGCACTAGTTTACGCTTAATTTCTGTGGCTAGTGTACCGCCTAGTTGGCCTATTAGTTCGCCTAACTTTTTAATAGTTGCACCAGCCGACTGTCTGTTAACATTACGCTCTAAGACACTACCACGCAGTTGATTAACAGCACTGTTTTCAAATCTAACAATATTACCGCCAATGCTAACAAATACCTTAATAAAGCCTTCGCTAAATTCTTTGGTTACGGTTACGTATTCTTCTACTTGCCTAGTTTGTGTTAAAAAGTTAACGCTGGCTTGCTGCGCTGCTTGAACTCCTTGCTGGCTACCAGTAGTTTGATTGATTACATCAAATATAACATTTATAACCTTAGGGCTGTTAAACTGTACTTTAGTAGTTTCACCTTCTGTATAGCCTACAGCAGTGTGTCCATAGTCTAAAAAGTCACCTAAGGATTCTACGCCAGGTATAGGCACTAGGTTAAATGCTTTGTCTAGGCCACTAGTAAACTTTTGTGTAAGATCATCAAAGTTTTTAAATAGGAATACGGCGCGCTTGTCACTGCTAATATCAGTTAGGTATATAGGTTTATCAAATAGTAATTTTAATCTGCGTAAGATGTTAGCCTGCTCGCCGCCATAGGTTACTATTCTGTTTAGTTCTTCATAAACAAAGTCTTGTGTATAACTTAAACTACTTGCACGAGTAGCACTAACTGCTGCTGTAATAAGTTGTACTATTAACTCTACTTCTTTGTCACTAAACTTAAACTGCTTGTAGCGTTGCTCAAATTTAGGGTCTACGTCTCTGCCTATAGCCTCTTTTAGCGAAAAGCTAATATCTCTGTACTTTTTTAATTCTTGGCGTATGTTATCATAGTCAATAATTAACATACTAGGAAACATATTATCTACAATTGTTCTAAACTCAAGTGTTTTTCGCTGATACAATCGTATGTCATCTTGCTCTATATCTTGCTTAATATATGTGCCTACAGAATTTAACAGTTCTTGCGGCAAATTTTTTACAAAACTAACATCAGCAGTTTGAGTAGCGCGCATTATGCATAATCCGCCATATACTGATCTAGTACACGCTTGATATGTGCAGGAAAGTTAGTTGTAGCTACATACTGTATTTGCGTAACATTGGGAGTTACATCACGGTTTACATGTACTGCGCTGTTATTTTTCATGTAGTACTCTACAAGATCAAAAGCAGCAAGTTGTAAGTCCTCTGGTAGTGGATCATATCCACCATAGTACACTACTTGGTAACCGCGTATATACTCACGAAATCCACTAGTGCTAAGTGATAGTATTTTATACCCATCTACTACATAATCAGTGTACTCTACTAGTGGTGTATATGTTTGGCCGTAATCTGTGCTAATACTAAAACTGTCTACAGTAATTATTGGTGTTTCCTCAAGAACTATACCAGTAAATCCGCCATTATAAACTTCTGTTTTTAGGTCACTAACATAGTCTATGAAAGTTCTGCGACAATAGGTTTTGATTAGCTGGCTAACTTTAGGTATTAAAAAATCAATTTCTGTGTCTCTGTTGTTGGTAGTAATACCAAGATACTTTTTAAAATCTGTTCTTGTAATTAGGTCAGCCATTATTTGTCCTTGATAACAAGTTCTGCTTTTAAAAGCCTAATTTACTAAACTTTTAAAAGCAGAACTCCTAAGAGTTCTGCTTAAACTAAAATTAAACGTAACGAACTGCTACAACAGCATTACCTTCGTTGCTTGTTAGGCGACTCATGGCAATACGCATACTAGCAACTAGTACACGACGCTGGTTAACAACTTCGTCATCTGTATCCATGCGCATGCCGCGATGGTTACCTACGATAAAGTTACGTGGATTAATTAGTACAGCTAGTGGGTCTGTAGCTGCTGCACCTGTTAATTGACCTGTAACAATAACTGGAGTTTGTGCGATTAAGCCAACTTGTCCTGTTAGTAGTGTGTTACGTGACTCACTGACTTTATCTGTGCTTTGGAATGTGCTGTCGTCTAGCAAATCATAGTATGCTGTTTGACTAACAAACATAACTAGCTCGCTGGGCTCTAGTCCCCAAACACCTAGTGCACGACGTGCTTCCATAAA